TTCAGCTCTGCCGTGCCGTGTGGACACGCTGGATGGATACCGCCGTGCTGTCCGGTGCCATCGATTTGCCCGGCTATGATCAAAAGCGCCGCCAATATCAGGCCTGCGCCTGGCTCCCGACCAAATGGGACTGGATCGACCCAATGAAGGACGCCTCGGCCGAGATCCTGCAGATCGAGTCCGGGTTGAAATCCCGCACGCAGGCGATCTCCGAGCGTGGCTATGACGCAGAACAGGTCGACCGTGAGATTGCCGCCGAGCGCAAACGCGAACTGGCGCTGGGTCTCGACTTCCGGCGTCCGGGATCCCCGGCACAAGGGCCGGGCGCTGCCAGCAGCAAGGATGACGTCCAACAAGATAACAGCGCCAACGACGACGAGGCCAACGACATCGGCGATGAAAAACCAGACCCCAAGGAGGGCGCATGATGCACCACGCCCAGATCGCCCAGCGCGCCTTCAACACGCCCCTGATGGTCGATCCAGCGAAGGCGCTGGCCTTCCTGTCCGGGTTGGGCCCGCGCATCACCGGGCAGGAGATCACCTTCCACGGCATTGAACTACCGTCCGCTGGTGCTGAACAGACGACCCCACCCGCCCGCACCTCGCTATTCGGCAATGACCTCGCCCAGCGCCACCAGCGCAATGGCAGCCAGCCCTATGCGGTGATTGATGGCATCGCGGTGATCGAGATTGCGGGCACCCTCGTGCATCGTGGCGCATGGATCGGGCAATCCTCTGGCCTGACGTCTTATGAGGGCATCGCGGCCCAGCTTCAGGCAGCCTTGGCCGATCCCGGCGTGCGTGGCATCGCGCTGGACATCGACAGCTTCGGCGGCGAGGTGGCCGGTGCCTTCGATCTGGCTGATCGTATCCGGGCGGCACGGGTGCAGAAACCCCTCCACGCCTTCGTGGCGGAACATGCGCTATCCGCAGGCTATGTTCTGGCTTCTCAAGCCGACCGGATCATCCTGCCACGCACCGGCGCCGTTGGCAGCATTGGGGTCGTGGCGCTGCACACCGATATGAGCGGCGCACTGGACCAGAAGGGAATCGCCGTCACCCTGATCCATGCCGGATCGCACAAGATCGACGCGAACCCATATCAGCCGTTGCCCGAAACGGTGCAGAACCAGATGCAGCGCGAGCTGGAGGTGGTGCGCTTCCTCTTCGCCGAGACCGTCGCCGCCGGTCGCGGGGATCGGCTGAGCCAAGCGGCCGCGATGGCCACAGAGGCCGCCGTATTCCGCGGGGCCGATGCCATTGCCGCCGGTCTCGCCGACGAGCTGGCCGATCCTGTCACCGCCTTTCGTTCCTTCGTCGCCGCCCCGCGCGGCACTAATCCCACCAGCAGAAAGGGTCCACAGATGACCACCACGCCAGAAACATCCACTGAAACTGTCAACACACCTCCGGTCGATCCTGCACCAGCGGCTCCCCCAGCCGCGGCCGCCGTACAGACGCCCAATCCGGTGGCTATGTCAGCCGACGCCGTTCGGATTGAAGCAGCAGAAGTTGCGCAGGTCTGCGCGCAGGCCGCCAGGCTCGGAGTGGCCATCGATGCCGCCGATGCAGTGACACGTGGGCTGAAACCTGAAGCCCTGCGTGCCCGCGTGTTGGCCGATCTCGCCGCCCGCAGCGATGCGGCGGGCATTATTGCTTCTGCTCCGGCAGCGGCCGCCGCGAAAGACAGCCCGATCATCGCCGCTGCCAAGAAGGCTGCAACTGACGCCAAGCGCTGATCCCGCGCCACTTCCGCCACCCCACAACATATGGAGACCAACCAATGCCCGTCCTGACGGAACAGCCCAGCATGGGCGATGTCCTCAAATATGAGGTCAACCCGAACTACACCCGTGAGGTGATCACCTTGCTGATCGGCACGCGCTATCCGGTGGGCGCGGTCCTCGGCCGCATCACCGCCAGCGGAAAATACAAGCTGGCGACCAGCGGTGGCACTGATGGCGCGCAAACCGCCACGGCCGTCTTAATTTACGCCGTCGACGCAACACTTGCCGATGCTACCGGCATCGTCGTTACACGCGGCCCCTCGATCGTATCGCGGGCAGGCCTCGCCTATGACGCCACTGTCGATGATGGCTCGAAAATTACCACCAAGATCGGCCAGCTTGCCGCTGTCGGCATTATCGCCCGCGACGGCGTCTAACCTCACATCCTCTTCATCCCCCGGAGCATCCCATGACCCTTGTCCGCAATCCGTTTGACGCTGGCGGCTATTCGCTGGCCGAGATGACGCAGGCCATCAACATCCTGCCCAACCTCTACACCCGCCTCGGCCAGATCGGCCTGTTTCGCTTTGAAGGCGTCAGCCAGCGCTCGGTGATCATCGAGCAATACGAGGGCGTGCTGAACCTGCTGCCCTCCGTCCCCCTTGGCGGCCCCGCCACAGTCGGCACCCGCGAGGGGCGGTCGATGCGGTCCTTCGCGCTGCCATGGATCCCCCATGATGACGTGATCCTGCCGGGCGACATCCAGGGCCAACCCGCGCTGGGCGTGTTCGATGGCGCCGACCCGCTGGTCGAGGTGATGAACCGCAAGCTGCAGCTTATGCGGCGCAAGCACGCCCAGACCCGCGAGTACATGGAGATGAACGCCCTGCGCGGCATCGTGAAGGACGGCGCGGGCATCACGCTCTACAACTACTTCACCGAGTTCGGGCTGGCGCAGATCTCGGTGGACTTCCTGCTCGGCACCGCAGGCACGAATGTGCAGGGCAAGGTGCGTGAGGTGTTGCGCGCAGTCGAGGACAACTTGCTGGGCGAGGCCATGTCGTCGGTCCACGCGCTGGTCAGCCGGGAATTCTTCGACAAGCTGATCGCGCATCCCAAGACGGAAGAAGCCTACAAGTTCTACGCGGCCACCGGGGCCCAGCCCCTGCGTGAAGATATGCGCCGCAACTTCCCCTTCGCGGGCATCGTGTTTGAGGAATACTCGGGCACCGTCACGCTTTCCACCAAGGCGACCGAACGGCTGGTGCCTGCCAGCGAAGGCATCGCGTTCCCCTTGGGCACCATGGACACCTTCACCACCTATGGCGGCCCGGCCAACTTGCTCGAGGCGGCGAACACGACGGGCCTACCACTCTACGCGCGCCAGCATCTCGACGAAAAGGGGCGCTGGATCGACTTGATGACCGAAGCCTCAATCCTGCCGGTGAACAAGCGGCCGCGCATCGCGATCCGCCTGCAGACCTCGAACTGACGGGTCCACCATGAATGTCTTCGCGGCCGCCGTGGACCGGATATATGCCAACCCGTCCATGGCGGTGGCCGCGCTCTGGATCTCTGCGTCCACATCAGAGGAACGCACGATCCGTGTGATCCGCCGCGCCCCGGACCGCATCACCGAGTTCGGCGCAGGGCGCTTTGTCAGCGATACCATGATGGTTGACGTGCGCCTGTCCGATCTTCCCGATTGCCGCTCCGGCGATCTGATCGTGATCGACACCGACAGCTTCACCATTCAGGGCGAGCCGGTGCGTGACCGCGAACGCCTGATCTGGTCGCTAGACCTGAGGCCCACATGAGGCTGCGGGTCGCGTTTAATCCCGACATCGCCGCCCTGATGCAGGCTGAAATCGCCGCTGGTGAAAAGGCGGTGTCGGCTGCCATGCGAGAGGCAGGCAGTAGTTTGAAATCGGCGTGGCGCACGCAGATCACCGGCGCTGGGCTGGGCACAAGACTGGGCAACAGCATCCGTCTAGCAACTTTCCCGAGGAGCAGCAACAGCCTGAACGCGGCGGCGCTGGTCTGGTCAAAAGCCCCCGTGATCATCGGCGCACATGATACCGGGCCGCTGATCCGGTCCAAGGACGGGTTCTGGCTGGCGATCCCAACCGCTGCTGCTGGCAAAAGCACCAGGGGCGGACGGATCACCCCCGGTGAATGGGAACGCCGCACCGGATTGCGCCTGAGGTTCATCTACCGCCGCCGGGGGCCAAGCCTACTGGTGGCCGAGGGGCGGCTGAATACAAAAGGCCGCGCGGTGGCGAGCAGATCCAAAACCGGACGCGGCGTGGCGACCGTGCCGATCTTCCTGCTGGTGCCGCAGGTAAAGCTGCCTAAGCGGCTGGATCTGGCATGGGATGCAGAGCGTGCAGTGGACAGCGTGCCAAGGCTGATATTGGCGAAGTGGGTTGACGGCAAGCTGACTTAACGTCTTCTATGCGGACAAAGACCCAATTTGCTGCGGTTGCATGAAGGTAAGCTTTTACGATTCGGCGTTAGTAAAAAGCTGTTTGTGGCGGATTAGTTTGGTTGCGCGCGAAGATGGAGCGTATGATCACCGCAAAAAAGATACCTGATCTTCGATCCCGAAAAGTAATTGGTGAGAGGCCGAGATTATCCGGGGAGCCATGTAAGCATTCTACCGCTTGGAGCGGCGGAGCTCGCTCATGGTCTTCGCGAGTCTAAGTGCTAAGGCGCAGACCAAAAGGTAAGGCCAGAAGAAAACAATCTCAAAGCTCCTCATTCCTAAAATTCGAGAAGGCAAGCCAAAAGAATTTGACCGAACATTCAGCAGTGAAGTCTTCTCCAGATAGTGTAGATACCACGCAGCGCTATTTGCAAGCGCATCGAACCTTGCATTTAAATCTGATGGAATACTGTCCCGATCATTGT